CTACTGATTACAAATCAGTTGCGCTACCAGCTGTGCCAAGAGGGCGTGTCAATATTTAACTAGTATATACTAGTTCAATAAAATTCTACTATGTTTTGGTAATCCTGCACGTAAATAATCCATTTGATCAGCCAAAATATTTCTATTCTGTAGGATCATATTTTCAAAATGATTTGGCACATATGGCACATATAGTAGTTCCATTCTAGCCTCTTTAAGAGTTTTACACCCTTTCATGGCATTACAATCTTTACATGCAGTGACTACGTTCATCCATACATTTTCACCACCCTTGCTTTTAGGTATAATGTGGTCTCGGCTTAGGCTATTAGCATTTGGAAAATAATCTCCGCAATAAGCACAGATATGTCTATCTCTACCAAATAATGTTCTATTGCCCAATGCTACTTTACTATGCTTAGTAGGATTAAATCCATGTCCTTTGATAGCAATAATTGATTGAGTTTCAATATAACTTAGTTCGCCATTGCGTTGGACTCCACCACGATATTTAGCTACAATTTCACCCATAGTCCATCCAACACTTTTAGTTGCATGATAAAGGATTGCGTTATCATATGAAATCCACTGTCGGGGCGTCCCCGATATATCCAGTGCTAAAACTGACATTAAAAACTCCTTTTTATTAACTATTTACATTATGGACAAATTGGTAGAAATATCTATATGATGCGCACCACATTATACTAAATATATCTACACCATAGTATGGTGCACCCTGAGAGATTCGAACTCCCGACCTTTGGTTTCGAAGACCAACACTCTAATCCACTGAGTTAAGGATGCAATTATGCAAGTTTACTTTCTGGTATTCTTTTAAGAGAGTCTTTTCTAACCAAACAGTCTCGTTGAGTACCATATTTAAACACACGCAAATATTCAATACCATCAATCAACCTAATGTCGTTAGGGTTCTTGCATGAATATTTTTCTTTATTAACTAAATTTTCAAAATATGTTGTTTTCATGTTTACTCCTTATTATGAACACTTTGGGGCCTCGCCTTACCAGGGCAAGCTAATATTCGTCCCAAAGTGTGTAGTAAAACACACTACGCTGTAATATGCTTTACTACTCGGTATTTTTCAAGCTACATCAGGCTATTCATCCACCGCGCCGCCCGTTTCTCTATATTTATAGTGCGGAGTAGGTCCTCGTTACCTCACACTGTCTACCAATTATAACTCAATCTTACTTTAGTGTCAACCACAAAAAACCCTCGGAATTTTTTAGTTTTCCGAGGGTTTTATAATTTTTATAATTTACTTGTTATTTGATCCTCGAAAAACTTCCTTTAATATTGGTTGTGGGATATAGTGGCACCAATGACCATGATATAGAATAATCCAAAAAATTACAAGTTTTATTAATCATAGTACTATTTATGCCCACAATCAATAAACTAAAATTTAATCTTTAAATTCTGAATTAAATACTAGATATTAACTTTAACATATGCACTTTAATCCCAATGACTATTCTATAGTTTTCCTAAGCTATGACGAACCAAATTGCGAAGAAAATTATAGCCATCTATTAACTATTAAACCCGATGCACTACGAGTTCAAGGTATTAAAGGATCTGATACTGCACACAAAGCATGTGCTGAAATAGCAAAAACTGACCGATTTATAATTGTTGATGGTGATAATCGGGTCAGATCAAATTTTTTAAATATTTCAATAGATATGGAATATTCTAAATCAAATGTAATAAGTTTTAGCGGTTATAATATTGTAAATTCCACTCAATATGGTAATGGTGGAATTAAGTGTTGGCATAAAGATACTATTAAAAACATGAATACTCATGAAAATAGTCTCGATAATAAATTTACAATAGATTTTGATTTCCGTAATTATTTAGAACTTAACACAGTTGGTTCAGATTTGTATATAAACAGCAGTCCTCTACAGGCATGGCGTTCTGGATTTAGAGAAGTATTTAAATTATCATTAAACAAAAATATTGATTGGAGAAATCGGGATAGACTATATCGATGGATGCATTTAGGAACTGATGTAGAGAATGGTTTATACTGTATTCACGGAGCAAGATATGCTTACTTTTTAATAAATCATGAACAATGGGACAATTATACTAGTATTAGAGATTTTGACTTTCTAAACATTATGTTTAATACGGTAACCAAAAATTTTGATCAAAATGAATTGTTATCAGAATGCAATAGATTGGGCAATATTATTGGAATAGAAAATGTATTTGATAATAATAAAAGCCAAAAATACAAAGACGCTATAGCTAGTCCTACCCGTAGTCCAGAAAGGTTTATTAATAATAAACAACCTGTTTTATACGATATTGTATTCATTCACAATAATGAATCAAATGCAAATAATAATTTTGAAAATGTTAAAAAAAGATTTCCTAGGGTCAAATTAGTAGCAGGTCAAAAAGGAATTCACAATGCACACAAAATCGCAGCCATATTATGTTCTACTGATTATTTTTGGATTATAGACGGTGATAATATTATTGTAGATGATTTTGATTTCACTCAACATGATGTAGAGTTTTATGAAGAACCCACCGTAAGAGGTTACCGTGCAATTAATCCAGTTAATAACTTATTATATGGTCACGGAGCAGTTAAATTATTACCAAGACTTGCTACCTTAGCTATGAAAACTGATAATATCGATATGACTACTAGTATTAGTACACTATACAAACCTGTTAATATTATTAGTAATATACATAAGTTTGATGTTGATAGTTTCAGTTCATGGCGTACTGCCTTTAGGGAATGTACGAAATTAAGCAGTCAAATAATTGATAGGCAAATTAGTAAAGAAACCTTAAGCCGGTTAGAAATATGGTGCACCGTAGCAGAAAACACTGAGTATAAAACAGAGATTATTCAAGGTGCATTAGCTGGCAAAAATTACGGCGAAAATAATAAAGATAATAAAAGTAAATTGCAATTAATCAATGACTACGAATGGTTAAGAAAAATGTATGATGAACAATTTCAATGACATACCATTTGATAAAATAGTTAAGTTTGGGCAAGATACTATGCTAGACAAAAATTTGTTTAGTATTAGTTGGATATTGGGTAGATTTTGCAATTATAAATGTAGCTATTGCTGGCCTTATGCCAATACTCAAATACCAGATCACCAAACTTTAGAAGTCTATATACGCACAATGGAAGAAATTAGACTACAGGCTGGCAACAACGGGTTCACTAATTTCCATTGGAGTTTTAGTGGTGGTGAGCCCACTGCATATAAATACTTACTAGAGATAGTAGATAAGGTTCATCATGATAGTATTCATATGACAACCAATTTAAGTCCCGGAATTCAATGGTGGGACAGATGGTTAGAAACAACAAACCTAAGTAGACGCCGTAGTATTACCGCTAGCTATCATCATGAGTTTGCAAATGAAAAAGAGTTTGGGGACAAAATTTTAAATTTAATGGCTAGTAATGTATTTGTGACAGTAAATCAAGTCATGGTTCCTGAACATTTTACAGAACTTTATGAAAGATGTAATAGATTTTACGAGCGAGGTATTAATGTCACTTTGAAGCCACAATCAAATGCACAAGCAAATAAAGTTGTAGATGGATATACTGCACAAATGATTGAGATAATGCAGAATGGGTTTCCCCAGCATGTAGCAGAAGAACAGTTACTACAGGTCAAATTAATAGATGATACGCAAAAAGTATGGTGGTTAGACCAAGCAGAAAGATTTAATAGTTTTGGTTTTAATCAGTTTAACGGTTGGATGTGTAGCAGTGGTTACCAAGGCATAGTAATTAGAGAAAATGAAGTCAAACGCAGTTATAGCTGTATTGATCCCAATTTAGGTACTCTAACAGATGGATTTAAGATTTTTGATTCACCAAAAATTTGTATTACAAAAATTTGCGTAAGCAGTGCTGATAGTAAATTACCAAAAGAAAAATATGTATAAATTAGATGATATAAAAAGCATACATTTAGAAATAACGACTAAATGTCAAGCAAAATGCCCCATGTGTCCAAGAAGGATTCAAGGTGGTAGAATTATGCCTTTTTTTGATTTAGTTGAGATAACGCTGGATCAATTTAAAGAATGGATTCCAGCAAAGATAATAAAAAATTTACAAGTGTTATTAATTTGTGGTAACTTAGGTGACGCTATCGTTGCTGCTGACACATTAGAAATTATTCAATATTCTAGAGATATAAATCCTAAGTTAGACATAAGTTTTCATACTAATGGCAGTGCTAGAACTAAGCATTGGTGGAAAGAATTAGCATATACTAACACTCAAGTAACATTTGGAATAGACGGGTTAGAAGACACTCATTCTTTGTATAGAGTTTCTACCGATTTTAATGATATTATTGAAAATGCCACTACATTTATTAATGCCGGTGGCCGTGCTGTTTGGAGTATGTTAGTTTTTGAACACAATGAACATCAAATTGATGAGTGTAGAAAATTAAGTGAAAAATTAGGGTTTGAAGAATTCAATGTTAAACATACTACTAGATTTAAAAATGATCATTTAAATGTATTAAACGACCATGGTAGGACCGTACATATTATTAAACCATCTAAGAAAAGTCAAGCAATGTTTGTCAAAATGGACAATGCACAAAAAATTAATAATCCAACAATTCAATGTAAATCAGTAGAATGGAAACAATTATATATAGGAGCGAATGGAAATGTAGCGCCTTGTTGTTGGTTAGAATTAGAGTGGAGAACTCCCAACGACCCAGGTAGAAATAATTATGTAGATGTCATTCGGGATTTTCCCAATTTAAAACAACAGAGTCTAGAAGAAATTTTTAAAAGTGGGTATTTTAATCGTATAAAAGAAACATGGACCAATTCCCCATTAAATGAATGCGCTAGACAGTGCGGAGTATTTGACCGACTTCGTGAGCAATATTAATAAGTTATCGGACTGTATATGAAAAAAATTATAGGTATAAAAAGTGATAAATCAGCAAAACACCTACGAATCGAATATATGGTAGGAAACTATTGTAATTTTAAATGTTGGTATTGTAGTCCACATGCCAATAGCGGATCTCATAGATGGCACCCTGATACAGAATTTTTGCTTAACAATTTTAGATATCTGTTTGACTTTTTTACAAAAAATGGAAAAACAAGTTTTGAATTGAATCTGTTAGGAGGCGAGCCGGCTCTTTGGCCAGATGTTGCATATTTTGCTAGAGAAATTAAAAAGACTCATCCTGTGATAGTTACAATGACTACTAACGGCAGTAGAACACTCCGCTGGTGGGACCAAAACGCAAATGCATTTGATAAAATCAGATTTAGTTGTCATCCCAACGAAGTTGATATTGATCATTATATCAAGGTGTTAGATCTAGTCTACAGCAAAGATATCGGAATGAACGCTCTAGTTTTAATGGATCCAACTAATTGGAATAAAAGTGTAGAAATAATTGAAAAGTGTAAGACCAGCAAGCACCCGTGGTTTGTCAATGCCATGGAGGTATTTTCTCAGTACCAATATACTGAAGAACAGAAAAAATATATTTCAAAAAATATTAAAAGAAGGCCTAGTTTATGGTGGATTTTAAAACATGAAAAACCGTTTGATAAAAAGCCTCGAGCAGTTTTTGAGGATGGTACATCAAAATCTATAGAACGAAACTTTTTAAGTCTCAACGACTTGAATCATTTCAAAGGGTGGAGTTGTAATCTAGGTATAGATAATATAAATATACAAAAAGATGGAATTCTATCTGGAACCTGCGGAATGAAATTATATGGAAAAGATTTCTATTATAATATCTATGATCAAAATTTCATAGAAAAATTTAATCCCAGCCTAACACCAGTTATATGTAATGTAGATAATTGCTGGTGTCAACCTGAGCAACTATTAGATAAAATTAAAGTTAACAATACAAATAAACCTACAATAAAAGAATATCCTTTATATATGTATTCTAGTAGCAAAAATAATAAATTAAGTCAATAAATAACTGAAAAAGATTCTAAACTTAAAAAATGAAAATTGATACTGATCATCTACATTATTGGATGTGTGCCATACGCGAAAGTAAGAACCCTATTCGAACGTTAGACGCTTTTTGGAAAGGACAAATAAGCAGTAAAGAATGGCTTATTAAAAACTTAAAGTTATTTGTTACAAAAGAAGTCAGTATAGATATTCACGGGGGTTGGGTAGGAGTATTGGCTAGTATGCTATTTCAAAGTACAATTCCTATAAAAAACATTCGTACAATTGATATTGATCCCGAATGCGAACCCATTGCCATTACAATGAATAAACAAGAATACGATACAGGTAAATTTCAAGCTATTACTGCTAACATGAGTCATACAGTATATAATAGTGATATAATTATTAACACATGCTGTGAACATATTACACAAGAGCAATATGAGCTTTGGCTATCCAAATTACCTAAAGAGTCTTTGATTGTATTACAATGTAATAATTATCAAATACCTGAACATATACGCACTGCGGAAACTTTGAAAGAGTTTAAAGAACAGTCTCATCTAAGAGAACTATGGTCGGGAAATCTAAGGACTCAACTATATGATCGTTGGATGCTTATAGGGCATAGAAATGTTTAAATTTAATGAATTATTTCAAATTCACCTAGAGATCACAAACAATTGTCAGGCAAGCTGTCCTATGTGCAATCGTAACATTAATGGAGGGTTAGAAAATCCCTTAATTATAATTCAGAATTGGACCCTAGAAGAGTTTAAAACAATAATGAATCGAGAGGTCCTTGATCAAATTTTTAGCTATTATTATTGTGGTAACTATGGCGATCCTATTTTAAACAATGACCTTATAGATATGTGTAGGTATACCACGGAATACGCACCACAAGTCAAGGTCACTATCCATACTAATGGAAGTGCTCGAAACACAGACTGGTGGATTGATTTAGCTAAATCTATGCCTCACAATCACACTGTGGCTTTTGCTTTAGATGGTTTAGAAGACACACATTCAATTTATAGAATAGGAACTGATTTTAATAAGGTCATTGACAATGCCACTGCATTTATTCAAGCAGGAGGAAATGCAGAATGGGTGTTTATCAAATTTAAACATAATCAACACCAAATCGACGATGCCCGAATCATGAGTGTTAAACTAGGATTTAAATCTTTTGTTCTAAAAAATAGTTCTAGATTTATTTTAGAATCTAAAGTTAAGGTAGTCAATCGTGACGGCAATTTAACTCATTATATAGAGCCTGCTACAGAAACTCCTTTAAAATTCATTGATAAAAAAATTATTCGAGCATACAAAGAAATAGTTGCACAAAGTAAAATTAGCTGCAAAGTCCAACATGATAAAGAAGTATACGTTGATGTTTATAAAAATTTATATCCTTGTTGTTGGATCGCTAGCGTCCCCTATACATACATTGAGCAAGATGAATCATCGGAAGTCCGTATAGAAATGCAAAAACAACACTACGAACTAATGAACAGCCTCGGCAATACAAATACATTAGTTCATACTATTCAAGAAATTATCGATAGTATCGAATACCAAACTGTTTGGAATGAATATTGGACCACTAATAAATTAATTACATGTGCTAGAACTTGCGGAATGAAAATGAATTTTTCTCAACCACATGACCAATATGTCTAGTACTTTTTGTCCTTTACCTTGGATACACCTTGCTACAAGACCTAACGGAGATATTAGAGTATGCTGTACGGCTAATGCAAGCGGAGCAGGCATAGAGGACGTAAAAGAATCCGGGCTTGTAAAAAACAATGGGCAGATTATGAACTTAAGAGACCACACGATTGATGAAATATGGAATAGCGAGTTTATGAAAACTGTTAGGTTAGATATGCTATCAAGCCGTATACCAAAAAGTTGTACAAAATGCTTTAAAGAAGAGGAAGTGGGCATTGTTAGTAAACGAGTGTGGGAGACGGTAGTATGGAATGAGCGACTAGACATTGATAGCATTGTAAAAACTATGGGCGCAGACGGTCAGATGCCAACAGATATCCCATATTTTGATTTACGATTAGGAAATTTGTGTCAATTAAAATGTGTTATGTGTAGTCCACATGATAGTTCTTCTTGGATTTCAGATTGGAAATTACAAAATTCAAAATATAAAATTTTAGAACTAAAACAAGATCAGCATTGGGATAATCGTAATAGAGATTACACGTGGTATCAAAAAGGCAGCTTTTTAGAAAGTATGCGAAAACAAGCAAGTAATATAAAAGAACTATATTTTGCCGGTGGTGAACCTTTGCTGATTCCTGAACATTACAAAATATTAGAATTTATGGTAGATAGTGGTAATGCTAAAAATTGTGTGTTACGTTATAACAGTAATGGATTAGAGTTACCAAATAAACTATTTATATTATGGAATCATTTTAAAAAAGTAAAATTTAATTTTAGTATTGATGCACTCGGAGATAAAAATGAATACATTAGGTATCCAACAAAATGGGAAACCGTTGTAAAAAATCTTCATAAATTAGACAACACTCCGAACAATGTCATTGTTAATATAGCCTGTTCTGTGCAATTACTAAATGTACTTTACCTTCCAGAATTAGTAGAATGGAAGCAACAACAAAATTTTAAAAAAATTAGCAAAGAAAATGGAGCAGGAGTAATAGGATTACATCTAGTTTATCTTCCCAGTTATTTAAATGTAAGAGTATTACCCAAACACTTAAAAGAATTAGCTACTGAAAAATTAACATTCTTTATAAACAATGTAGATGACGAAAGATTTTTAAATGATCCAATGGGAAAACAACGGTGGGAAGGTCTTGTCAAATATATGAATCAGGAAGATTGGTCTAATAAAATTCCTGCACTATTAGATTATCTTAATGTTTGTGATAACACAAGAGGTTTAAATTTTAAAGAAGTGTTCCCAAATTTATCATTATGAAAAATTACCCATTAGAATAACTTTTTACTCAAGCACAAAATTTAATATAGTATAAGATTTTTATTTATAATTTTTAAAATCTTACTACATTGGTAACAGGGTGTATTGGTGTTAGAAATTTTGCATGTTTATAAATTTCTTTATTCCAATAATTTGCATAATTTTTTGCAGAATCACTTAAAAAGTTATTTGGCCATACTACTTCTAAAAATTTTAATGCTTCTAACGGAGTTGGATGAACATCAAAATTTGGAGCCACTCGATTAATTCTATATTCGTTACTCCATCGGCCTTCCATAGATTTATTAATTTTAAGAAATATATCTTTATAAATTTCTACAACTTCTCTATGTTCTATAAAAGGATCAACATCTATTCCTTCGCATAGTTTATCAAATGCCCGAACTATATAATCATATTGTTCGTTATCTGAAAGTTTATCAAGCCCGGCTGATGTTGCTAAATCAACGTCAATATCTGTTATAGGTCTTAACATAAAATTTTCCCAACTACATTTACTAGATTCTAAAAAAATCTGAATTGCTTTAATAAGTGCGAGGTCTCTTATTAAATGTCCTTTAAAGTCTGTCCCAAACTTTTTAAACCATTTCTCACCGTATATCTCTTTCTGAGTTAAATATGTAGCATTTAACCAATTATTGTGCCAGTATCGATCTTCACGTTCTTTACACGACCACATAATAATAACTAGATCGTCCTTATTAAATTGATGACGAGTATAAGCTTCCATAACAGAATTAAAAATAAAATGATTGCCGGCGCCCGGTCTAGCCCAATTTTGATAAACGGGCATATCTTGTCCGATAATATCTGCCCAAGTTGGCCAAAAGTAATTTGTAAAACTACATCCAAATGCAAAAAATCTTTTATATTGTTTAGGATCTAAATTAGTTATTTTCATATTTAGTTATCGGAATGTCTGCCGCACAAGTACAAAAATTACGGTCACAAGTTACAGGCTTACTAGGAGCAACAAAATTACCTTCGTATATATTGCCAAGACTGCCGCCGACTCTACAAGTCGCTCGGTGGACATTCCCGTCCCAATTTATCATCAAGCTTTCTATACCTGCGTTGCAAGTCCAACCTTTGTATTTATTCATGTGCAATTTAATTATATCGTTGGCATGCATTAATCGAGGGGCGTCAGGTTCTTCTTTTAAAAAGATGACTGTATTCTCTTTAATTGTAGCCTCTTGTTCTTTAATCCATTTCAAATCTCGAAGATTATAACGCATATCATCGAATACGTCTCGGTCATCATGTATCCAACGTATACGTCTTATCGTATTAGGTATATGGTCCTGTAGCATAATTGCACGGGCTTGTAGAACTTGATCCATTTTACTATCTAATGCCATTATCTGTGCTATTATATTTACGTTAGCAAATGAATGCACTTTTTTAATAGTATCAACTACCCTAGTCCAGTCATATTCAAAATGAATGCTAAATAATATTTGCTCGATTGGTAGATTTCTATAAAACTCTGCGGGCAATGTTCCATTAGTGGTCACACTAATCCAATTGACGCCGATATCTTTACAATATTCGACTAAATCTAGAAATTTAGGGTGTACGGTAGGCTCACCTCCCGTGAAACTAATACGGATAGGTTTACCTAAATTTATTAGTTGTGCCGCGGCCTTTTTAAGAATATCTATATTAGCATGTGTACTAAAGTTATCGTGTATGGCAGAAGGACAGTAACTACAGTCATAGTTACAACGTTTGCCGATATTCCATTCTACTTTAATAGATTCTTGGTGAGGCCATCTACTAGTAACTTTAAGCATATGGTCTAAACTCCGGAGTTATATCAAAGAAGCTTTGAGACCGTGTAGCATCTAGTCGGCAATTAAAATCTATACAATCATTCCACAATTGTGTATTATCTTTTGCTAGTATAAAATTAATTATGCCATCAATTTGGTTATAAGTTAAAGCTTCTAACATCGGGTGCTCTTTTACTAATTTAAAAGTTGGTAATAATTTTTTAACAGCATTTAACCTAATAACAACAAGAGATTTTAATTCATTGGGAATAACTTGTGCAGATAATACTTTAGGGTATTGTACCATATTAGTATAAAATACAATACCTAGGTCATTAAGAAATAGTTTGATCATTTTATCTAGTATAAGCACGTTACTAACTTGTACAGCAACTGCACCTATAATACGACTTATGTTAGGAATAGTCTGTATTTGTTTAATGTTGTTTACAACTTCTGACCAACTACTATTACCTCGAATATATTCATAACTATCTCCTATTCCATCAATGCTTACGTTGACTGCTACACTTTTAAACTTTGGCCAATATTGCCATATGGTTCTAGTACTCTTACCTAATATAGTTAAGTTAGTAGCATATTTAATTTCAATATTATTGCCGTAAGGAGCAAGCATATCCAAAATTTTATAGTGTGTTGGGTCCATTAATGGTTCGCCGCCGGCAAACTCCACTCGTCTAAAATATGGTAATAATTTTTCAAAACTGTCCCACCAATTGGCAGTATCTACAAAACTGTCTAAGAAAGGTTTCTTTTTTAAGTTTAGATCAATAATCTTTTGAACTAGAAAGTTGTCTTCCTTTTTATAATGTCCTTCAACTTCCGCCCAGTCATTCCAACTTGTGCTATCCATTGGATTGCACATGCGGCATTTGAGATTACATAAGTTGTTCATTTTGATTTCCATAGTAGGAAATTCAAACGGCATTAATTCTTGTAAAAGTGTGTTGGGATACAAGTTAATACGCGCTTCAGGTATTTCACCTTTAATATGTCGTTGACGTAAACTTTCTACCCCTTGATCCTCTAAATTAAAACACGGCGAACACTCTGTGGGTCTCTCACCGTTTAATACTTGTCTGCGTATGCGTTGCATTGCAGTATTGTTCCAAATATCCTCTAATGTATTTTCTTGAATAAACCCAACAGGATGACTACGGCAACAGACTTTAACAGCGCCGTCTTCCCTAGTTGCAAGCCCTGTAAAAGGGTGCATACAAAATGTTTTACTTAGATTGTTCACAAGCCCACTCTCTTTCCTTACACCAAAAACACTTACCGCAGATTGGTACATACTGCCCAGGTGTGTATTTTGTATAGTCTATTCCGTTGAATTCACCTTCACAGCTACGAGTTATTTCGAATAGATTTAATAAATTTAGTTCTTTATATGTTTTAACAATTTCAGATTTGTCGATAAATCTAAAAGGATGTAACACTTCTACACCCATATATGTCATTCTTTCCAAGTGTCTATTTTCATCTGTTGGATCGATATCGCGCTCGCACATTCCATTGAACATTGCTAATTTTGGATTACGGGTTACTCCATTATAATATGCATTTACATTTTCGCTAAAACATATATACTCTGCAAAAGAACGTTGTTGTATATTGTCACCGCTTACTTTCTTGCCATATTCATCTACTAGGTTAGGCCCTGTTTTTCCATATTCAATGTCTGGCGCAATAAAATTAGTATGTCTGAAAAATTGTATAGTTGGAAACTTTTTTAAAAACCAAGTGTATACATTTAAACTATCATAGCTTTGCCACGGACGTGTCTTCCACATTCGTTTATGAGAAATAAAGTGAATCACAGTATCACTGTGCTTTTGTTCAGTAACACTGTTACATACAAGATATGCTAACAAGGCACTATCGGCCCCTCCGCTCACACTTATTGCAATATTTTTCCATTCTTTATTATACGGTATATGAATCATGATAACCAGTCCTCACTATGCCACGTTGGTTTGTTTAATTGTTGTATCTTTACAGGTTGTATATCATTAATAAATGGAGCATGTACAAAACCTGTACATGCTCTTGCTGAAAAACTAATAATAGCATTAGGTAATATTTCTTTAATAAGAGAAATAACAGCGTTCTCTTTGCTTAGTCTATATTCTAGACTATAAAAGGTCACAGTTGCTTCATAGGCAAATATATTAGACAGGTTAATTAATGTAGGTAAGTTTGGATCAAACGAGCTAAGATCTATCGAATCTATTAATAGATCAAGTTTTAAAAATGTATAACGAACATTAGGTAATCTAGGTGCGTTAGTCGTCCAATAGTCCAATGCTTTTTGATTGTAATCGTACATAACTACATTTACAAGATCAATAGTATCAATACTATCTACCCACCATATCCCGCTTGCAGGAGTAAACACTTGTCTTATCTTAGATAACTTAGTATTACTCCAATCTGTATTCGAAGTATGTACAAAATCAGTTGCACAATAATTATGTCTAGCATACAACCAATTAGCATGTTTTAAAAATTCAATTTGATTTTCTGGGTAATAATGTTTTTTATTATTCCGAATAATGTCATTAAAAACTAGTATAGGCACGTTATTTTCAAATCCTATACTTAAAATGTTCCATCCGTGACATTGATGGTTGTATTCTTTAATTTCATCTCCAGCTGATACCCACTTAGGAGTATAATTATCATGATAATTATTTAAACTGCGTCTAGGGACCAATTGTTTATGTTTTTGTCCAAGACACTGTTGTCCTATATAGGGTCGATTAAATTTTTTATAATAATCTAGATTTATAATATAACACTGATGATGTAATTCGTAGTATGCATCATCACGGTCTAATATATGTCCTACAATAAAAAAATTTGTTTTAACTAAATTATTTAGTTCATCAAAGAAGCCAAAACCGTTAATAAATTCAGTACCTGTTGTAAAAACCACAGCATATTCATAATAGTCGGAAACGTGTTTTAGCAATATATTTTCATCTTGTCCCTGAACGACGTTATAGCCTTTTGTAGTAATGTTTGTAATAGAAAAATCCGATTGATTTTTAATTAGTTCTTTCGTCCAAGAACTTGAGTACACATGTGTATTATCGACAAAACAAAATACAATCGATTTTGATTGATCCCAGCCGTTAAACGTTTTAATATTCATATTGTTTTATTATAACTTCTAACAACTAATTCTGAAAACTCTTTTTTCTTATTACCAATAATGCAGTGAGCAATCATGTGCATACGAGGTCTCGGGCTATTATTAACAAAAGAGTGCGTATGAGTTATATTGACTATAAGTGCTTTACCTTCGGTAAATGGAACTACTCCATGGCTCTCCAATGTCATATAGCAATCATCGGGGTGTATGATAGAGACATTAATGGGAATCATATGATCCATCATGTCAAATTCGGTATTTTTTATACCGTTAGGAGAATCATTATGTGGTGCAATATATCCACCGGGCGCTAGTTCCATAAAACGTAATCTAGCAAAGTGTTCCGTAGGAAACTTTTTCCAAAATTTAGTAATATTAGGAGTTAATTCAGACAAATCAGTCCACTTGTAAATAACGTCTGACTCAGTTTTTGCATATCTATTCCAATGTCCTGTTTTATCAATTTCAATACCGTGTATACAGCAACTTCTCCAGCCATCATGACCATCGCCTTCCCGATGAGGGACTAGATATTGTTTGACCATTTCAGATTCTTTCTTCCATATGGCTAAATCGAAGCTAATGTCCAATTCGATCCACCCAATAGGCCTTCGTAATATCTCTGTAGCATGTGCAATAATATTCATGAAAATATTTACTCTATTAATGTGACACATAAATATTTCATGATTACTAAAACAGGCTACACCGTTGATACGTCTTTATTTGAAGAGGCCTGTTACTCATTGCCTACCCAAGGAATGAAAACAACTATTAATGAACCAACTGGCAATTTCTTCTACGATCCTTGGATTTTGAAAATAGAGTATAAAGGCACTGTGTGGGAAACACTTTATAATAGTCTACCCGTTAATAAGGGCGAAGCAAGAATAATCATACTAGATCCAACATACTGCTATCAAATACATGCGGATATCGACGATAGATATCATTTAAATATTTTAGGTGAAAAATGTTACTTAATCGATTTAGATAATCATTTAATGTATTTTTTAAATCAAGATGGTATATGGTATAATATGGATGCTGGAATATTACACACTGCTACTAATTTTGGAAGACTTGCTAGAGTACAATTAGTTATACGGCACTTATTAAAAAACAATAAATTAATGAATCCTGTTAAAGTAGTATTAACTACTACCATAAGCAATCCTGACGATGCTAGATTTATATTTGATAATAAATTAAGCCCTAAATTTAACCAAGCAAACAAATTAGGATATATAACTAATTTTTCATATTCGACGCAATTTATAAAATTTGATATAGAAAATAATAAACTAGATTTTCTAAGAAATATTTTGCCGGCTGAGTTTAAAATACTATGAAACATTATGTGTCTACTCTAAGTAAAACACTGTGTGAAAAATTAATTTCAGAATTGATAGTACACACTGTTGAACCATTTCATGGTTTTATGTCCTTGCCAAAAGACCATCCATTTTATAATGATATTGCCAACCAAACAAAGATATTATCAGATGCAGGTTATGACGACAGTACAGTTGAATATAGACATTATCAATCTGGACAACATTTTGATAAAAACTACGAAAACATAATCGGTGATATAGTTGGATGTATTCCATTAATGTGTTGGGTAAGCGAAATACGTCCAGGTAAATGTACACCTTGGCACTGGGATGTGAATCCTTGGAAAAAAGAACATGAGCAATTAGGCAAATTAGTTAGATACTTTTGTTTCTTAAGTGCTCCCGCTTCAGGTCATATTTTTGTCACGGCTAATGACGCTTATTATATGGAAGAACAGGGTTCAATATATCAATATGCTGATTTACATGATTGGCATGCTGGATCTAACGTAGGATTAACTCCTAAATTCTTTTTAACTTTTACGGGATACGAGAAATTCTAGCAACGGAGTAAAATACTTATTTTCAATTTGTTCATACATTGCATGTTTAATGTTTCGGCCATTTAGGTAATTACAATATTGTTCCCAAGTGGATAGTTTCATTAATTCATTATAGTCAATATCCTCTAAGCAACTAACATAAAAGAAACTTTTATATAGTTGTATATAACTAGTTAATTTTTTGTGCCACTTAATAGCAACTTCTGTAGCTTTTTGAAAAGTATCTATGTCGGTTCCATCGTCCTTGGTCCATTGCCACGGAATGTCATCATTTGGAAAGGCATATCCATATTTATCTGCATTTAATTCAAATTCAGCATTAAATCTATATTTTGTATAATCGAAATGTTTAATGATACGAAGAGGGGTCACGTTAATATTTCCTACTGGTCTGTCAGGTCTATCAAAATAACTACAACTAGCCTCAAATGTTTCTACAGTGTCTTTAGGTAGTCCGCATATAAGGCCAGTTTCTATCCACACTTCCGAACCCCACTCTTTAGCACACAACTCTAGTGTATCTGTTATACGCTTAGGGTCTAATCCCTTTCCTATGACCTTACCTGCTTCTCGATTTAAAGTTTCAATACCGAAGTATACTTCTCTAACGCCGATATCTTTAGCAAGTTGTATCTGAGTAGGATCTGCAACTATTAAATCTAATCTCATGTAACACCAAAATATAGGCGTGAATGGTAATTGATCCACTACTCGTTTCATCATTTCTAATTTTTCTGTACTATCGTTAAATGTATCGTCAACAATAATATACTTGGTAGTACCCCAACGTTTGTAATTATCCAATAGCTCATTATATAAGCATTGTTCAAACTTAAGATAATCTGATACGTTCTTTTGACCTATTAAAGGATATGAACAGAATTTACAATTAAACCTACAGCCTCTGCCTACTTCTAATATTAGAGTTTCGCTAGGTAAAATAAAACTTTCGGGCTCGTAATCTATTTTTGATTTACGAAAATCCCATGTTTTATTTTGTGCTTTTTTATCGTAATCTATAATCTTGTTAAAAATACGTTTGGAACCCCTACCACTTAGACTATCTAAGTAGTCGATTATCATAGTTTCAGAATGTCCAATAAAACATGCATCAACGGGCGTATGCAAATACATGAATACTTTTGCTCCACCTAAAATAATCTTAGTTTTTGAATTAAGCAATTTAATTAAATTTATGTATTTGCTTATCTTAGCTGTAGAAAATTCTGCTGGCAAACAATCTTCGGAATTATTTGATTGAAGATTAAAACGTATGCTAGGTTTACTTGGTTCGCGTTGTACTGAAGTGCCATCAGGTAATACAAATGGAAACCATGTTGTACTAAATCCCACTGCAAGAGTATTTTTACCTACTGCCAGTTCTATAATCTCTTTAAACCTATTATAGTTAATATAATTAGAAAAATCTACTACAAGAACACTATACCCGTGTTCGCGTATTTCTGTAGCTATCCTATGCGAGCCTGATGATCTAGTATATGTCTCTAAGTCGGGCATGTCGCCAAACAATATTACATCATACATTAATAAGTCTCCAAATGCGATATACCCAATTTAGAACGAAACTCTTCAGTAAATTTTCCATCGATCCGTAATCCGTAGCTTTGTTGCATTAGACGATCTCCTCCATGCCAGTCTTGATCGTTCCACCATGCCGCTTGGCAGTTAATATAGGTACGTCCTTGAGACACTGGATCCCATAAATAAAAAGGTTTACGCAAGTTAGGGCGTATGTGTATGAATTCATTTCGATGCGGAGTATAGTCTTGTATACCCTTAGTCCCATCTAAATCCCTGTGTTCAAAAGGAACACCGTCTGCCTCGCAATGGAAGAATATTACACGACCCACATCTTCGAATATTGTACCAATCATGCTTTCTACCCATTTAACAGTGTTGGGGAAATATACAGCCTCTTCTGTTAATTTACGTGGGGCGGTTCTATCATCCCATGAACCTTGTTCCCATAAGAAATAATATATATAAGGATCATACGCCCCCATAGCCATTTTAATATAGCGGGTGAATCTATTACGAATACGAAAATCTTCAAAATCTCTATAAAGATCAATCCCCCCTTGTTTGATCGGATCATCGTTTGGTAATACAAGAAATTCTTCTATGGCCTTATAGATAGGTTTCCAATTTGGAATATAACTCATATCTTCTGTTTTGAATGCCGGCGTCATCCATGTACCTTCTTTGGCAAACTCTCGTGCTTCAGCAAAGCCCCTAAAAATTTCTGGCTGTAGTTTATTAAACGTTTCCATATCTATATATTTGTCTAAGTTAAAGTATGGAATATTATTAATACCTTTAATCATGATAAATTTCCTTTGCCTTTTCTATAAAGTCATTTGGGTAGTTAGTTCTAAAACTTTCAAAACACAACTGCTGTAATTTGTCTAATGGCTGTGGCTCATTCCAATCCATTCCCATAGCTTCGACCTGTTTACGCATGATCTCTTGTCTTGTACTGTATATATGGCTTGAATGATCTGCAATACTAATAGGTCCCTCATGTTTGGCATACGTAAAAAAATAATTAATACTTTTTAATTTGCCATCAACTATAAAGTAACTGCTAGGATGCATACTAAATTTATAAAATCCTAAACTCTTATGGGCACGTATTATGTTTAACATCTGATCTTGCCAGTCAGGCAAAACATTGTCATAATTAGCCGTTGTACATTTAGCACGATTCCAAAAATCAACGCCGTCAATTTCTAAATATATTTTCTTGTTGTTTAGGTCTATATTTTTAATAGTAGGAACTAAGTTTGGAAATCGATTATGCATTTGTGTAAGATAGTTAATTTCTCTTAGCCATTTACTTTCCATTAATACAGGATCAACTATTTCGTTCTGTCCTTGATGATATACTTGATCATTATAATACCATTGTACAAATATTTTCTTGTCCTCACTAATTAAACTAGTATAAATTAGGTTATTTCTACTAGGATTTTCGCCAGGTACATTATTATAATAGTAATCGTACTTCATATTATTATTGCCTTGTCTGAAAATTTTTTAATACTTCTTTCTATTAATTGTGTATGTTTCTTTTCGTCTAATATTCCTGACACTAATAATATTATTTTTAAGCCAAAGGGAGAATCTGCGCCGTGCGTAGTTTCAAAATTATTAAATGCGAAGCACCTATAATTATCATCAAACTTTGGATATATTTTCTTATTATCATTATACAAATAAAAAGTATTGTATTGAGTGTCAGTTAAATAGATAGAATAACGTCTAGGTTCAATACCATCGCGCAAACAACCTTTATCGGAATGATGGCCGATCTCGCCTGTTTGTTTCATCGCAGCAATTGCGCCTATTTGTTTAAAAGGCAGCTGTTTTATACAGCTAACTAAGTTTGGAAATAATATTTCAAACGTTGGGTTAAAGTATAAGTTTGTATTAGATACAACATGTCTTTGATCTATCCAGTCAAATAATATGTCCGAGCTACGCCAACATGTTGGGTTTATTCTAAGAGTAACCGCGGCATATTCATGCCAATACCCAACATGTTTCTTATACTCGGAATCTAATATGCAGTTATCATTAAACCATTCTTCGAATCTATTTAAATCAGGAGCGGGACAGTTAATATCTACAGGAGTATACAGAATCATATAATTCCTTTAATACTATGTAGCGCAGCCGCGTTTGCTTTAGGTAAGCGAAAAATAATTGTTACTCTATCTGTATTTGAATTATTATATGTAAAATGTGGCACCGTAGTGTCTAATAAGTATGCGTTACCGGTACTAGGTAAATCATACTCTATTGAAGCTGTATCGGTAACAAAAGTAATAGCAACTCCATTTGTATAAATTGGCAACCAAACGGTAGCCTCATCTTCTTGATCAGAATGCAATGAAACTTTTCCTCTCGGGGGCTGCACACTGATAGACCATCGATACCCAAAAGGAATAACAGCTTGCAAACGTTCTATAATTCCAAATACTAATTCTGTATTTTTGTATTCTACCGTTTCGTGTCTGCTGATATTCCATGGCGGGCAGGGTATAGTTAAGTCTTTGAGATTGCTTTGAATAGCCCATCCATATGTTTTTAAATTAGCAGGATCTGAATATGCAGCATCTCTCCATTGCTCAACAACCGTATCTCCGCAACGATCCCATGACCATAATAAATGATCAAATTTAGTGACCACAACGTTATAATAATGTCTAAGCTCATCGAGCTTAACGGCGAAATTTAAAACAGTTAACATAATTTATACAGATTTAATGGTTCGGCGGATAATGCATGTTCTACCGTATAACGCAAAGGCGGGGTGTCAGGTAAAATATTATTTTGATTTTTCCATACATCTCTTCGTATAATTTGATGTAAAAAATTAGTTATACCATCCGACACAAAATCACACCATGGTCCGCTACGCAATTCTTCCATATCAATGTCTGTTATATCACACCATTGAATAATTCGTATGTCCTTTCCTTCTACTTTAGCCATAATATGGTAAATATTATTGTCAGCTTCTATAATACGTTCAAATGATTTATTATTTTCTTTACACCAGTTCTCGATTAATTTATATACATCGCTAACAAATATACGCGGTTGACCCGGGTTGCGACCAATGTCACTTCCATAGCGTATTCTAAAATTTTTAGGTCTCCAATAATTAGAACAAATCTCCTTCATAATATCGTGTATTTCGTCTAGACTGACCATTGTGTATGAAATGTAACTAATAGGAATGTTTTCAGCGTACATATTTTCGATTGCCGCTACTTGCTTATTTCTAACAACTGCATGGTCAATATATTTTGGATGATTTAATCCTATGTTTACTCCGGCAAGTCCGCAAGATTTAACTTCTCGTACAAAGTCGAGGTCACTAAACCTTATCCCATTAGTCATAACAGTGACATTAAGATCGGTATGTAGTTTTTTTATTTCTGCAACTAACTCAGCAAAGTCTGAACGAAGTGTTGCTTCGGCACCGGATAATATTATTCTATCTATCTTACCTTCTCCGAGGCCAAGTGGAAACTGTTTAATTCGACTCAGTAGGGTATTTAATGGAAGATCTTTAATTTGATTATCAGGTAAGTGATAACAATGCGGGCATTCTAAATTACAACGGTCGCTTGCTTCTGTTAAAATTCCACCATTAAAATTATACTGCGGATTATCTTGTGTATAATATATATTACGATAAAATTCATAATCGCTTTCGATCATATGATGGCTTAGACCGTGAGTATTACAATTTTTAACTAAGTATACTTTATTATCTTTATAATATCGTTGCGCAGGCAAATGATAATAACACAGATGGCAAAGGCTAACAGTAGGTCCAATTTCTGTGCCATTTACTCGTTCTATTTCCATTAATAATTGATCAATAGCAGCTATTGTAAATTGACGTTGATTCATCAATGTGATTTTCATTTTATTTTTTGTCTATTCAATATTTAGTTAAATAAAATACTGATATTAAAAATGTATAGATACGACCTAACCAATACTGAAATCAAAATATACTATGAATCATGTTCAGAATTTGAGACTGTACGAGATATATGCTTACAAGAAAATAATTGGTTACGAAAAAATTATACCAAAGAAAATTTAGTAATAGAACAGCACACAGGATATGGTGTAGTGTATCAAAAATCTACCGGAATGCCTATGGTCATGGGGGGAGTATTCAATGACGGACGATATCCGAAAAATGTAGCGAAACAAATAAACCGTTTATATACATTTCCAAAATTTCGTATGCAGCATACTGATATGTCAGATGGTTTTAGAGTAACATGTAGTTTAGTTGATGCGTTAGAAAAAGTAAATTCATATGAAATATATTTAATTACTATGCAAAATAGACCTAGGGGAAGTAAACGTTGGTGGAATATATGGGTTAATCATATGAACATTGCTAGTAATAAAAAGTGGACGTTGGGACTTGGTTACATTCAAACATGCCATACTTATGTACAAAATTGTTGGCAAAATTATGTTTATTGTGAATCCACAATAGGTAAATTTATAGATTGGAACCCTAAAATTATTTTCGAAGAAGAGTGGACTAGATTGCCTGCAGGCAATCGATAGCATCTATTATTAAATTAGCTATTTGTTGATTTTCTTCATCGCCTGCAATATGATTAGCACGAGAATCTGATTCAGGAAGCTCTTGAAATTGTTGAAAAGAAAACAATTCTAGTGCAGGTCTGATTTCAATACCGGTGGTCCAATCGTATAGATAATGTCTAGTATTGTTTAATTCTTCTCCAAAACTCCATAAATGAATAAATTTAGAAGTTGGAAATTTTGGTAAAATTACGGTATCGAAATAATATAACAATGCTGTATATCCAACCCTTTGTTGTTCGTCATCATATAAATAATAGAAAAAATTTTTAGCAGCCATGTGTTCATTACTGTTAATTCTTTCAATACTTCTAATATTTATATTACGATGAGACCGATTAAATAGCCTTTGCATATCGGTCCATACAAACACACATATATTTGGTAAACCTTTTTCGCATTGTTCTTTAAATTGTAATAGTATCAAGTCCCAAACACTGCTACCACCAACACCAACATTAGTAATTTTAGCATTATAATGTTTTGCTACTTTTTCTAGGTATGTAGTATAATTATATTTAATACTATGGTCGTTAAATACATCGGCACAAAAACTATCTCCAAAAAAACCAATTGTTGTGCTTTTTTTTGACATTATAAATATATTTAAATAAATATTGAGAGTATATACAAAATGAATCTTAATACCAAAGTACGTTTATTACAGTTATTTAACCATGCGGTGAGTATACCTGCAATTTCATATGCTATTTATACACAACAATATTATTTGTTATTAATTTCAATCTTTTCTTGGGTGATCATTGGTCCTATTAGCAGTGTCATCACTCTTCACCGACTATTAGCCCATCGCAGTTTTAAAACGCATGTATGGATAGAGAAATTGCTAAGTTATGTCAGTGTCATTTCTACGTTAGGACCCACTATTAGTTGGGTCGCCCTTCATCGTCAACATCATAATACTTCGGATAGAATTGGCGATCCCCATAGTCCTAACATTGATAATAAATTCAATATTATTAAATCAATAAAAATTTGGTTAGGATACGACTGGAAAATTCCAAATATACCAATAGCATACGTTAAAGATTTGATGCGAGATCCAACGCACAAATTTATTTTCAATAATTATTTTAAAATAATTTTTACATTTTGGATAATATTATTTTTAATTAATCCAATATATTGGTTGTTCGTTTATGTTGTACCTGCGAGTCTGACTGTACACCTAATAGGAGTTGTTAATGTATTAGGACATAGTCATGGATATAGAAACTACGAAACACTTGATAAAAGTACTAATAGTTGGATCGCCAATATTGTCAGTCTGGGGGACGGTTGGCATAATAATCACCATGCCACTAGTGGTAACTATTACTCTGGTGAAAAATGGTGGGAGTGGGACCTAATGGGTTGTATCATTTATCTGATTAAAAAATAATGGGTACATTTTATATTACTACCCCAGAGCTTAGTTATGTACATGTACCTCGAACCGGCATGGCAATGAAAAAGATCATTGCAGAATGGCTTAGACCCAATTTTGATTTTGAAGACAATGAAGAATGGATGCTAAATCATCCTAGTTTAAAAATGGTAAGAGAGCATATACCTACAGGTAAAACTATGAGCGTTGTCCGTAACCCATGGCAACGTGTTTATAGTTTCTATCGTAAAATAAGCACAGAGGGTTATTGGCTAGATTGGAATGGAAAAACTCTGTTAGACTTAAAACCCATAAACGATTGGGTGGCAGATTATTGTAATCCAAATATTCCTTTTGAATTTCCTAGATGGTTCAATAAAACTACTAATCAGATTGATTTTTTAAACTACGACGGCAACTGGGTAGAATTTATTATTAAAGCAGAAGAACTTGAAACAGGATTTAAGCCAGTGCAAGAATATTTAGGGTATGATAACTCATTGCCTGATCTTAGTGGGTATGATCATTGGGAATTTAAAAAATACTTTAATGATCATAGTATAAAACATATTGCTCGTGTGCATGAACGAGATATAGACTTTTTTAAATATAGTATATGAAACCCAAATTAAAGTATTCAGAAATATACATTACTAATGTATGTAACTATAGTTGCACACACTGCCAAAGTCTAAATAATTTTGCATTTAAAGGACATCAACGTTGGAAAGATTATGAAGTTGAGTATCGTAAATTAAGTGATAAAATTGATATAGACCAAATTCAAATTATAGGCGGAGAGCCAACACTAAACCCTGAATTCGAAAAGTGGGTAGATGGTATTTCTAATCTGTGGCCTAATTCTAAATTACAGATTGCTACTAACGGAACACGGCTTGATAAAATAACGCCAAAAATTTATCAAGTATTGCTTAAACATAAAGGAACACTTTGGCTAACATGTCATGACACACAATTATATGACGGATTTTTAGAATTTTCTAAAATATTTCTCAATCGGATCATATCAGACACATATGATAACAGCTATGATTGGAAGAGTGAATATGAAAAATCCAAGACTGATTCAACGATAAAGTTAAAAACGGCTTCTAGAATACTAGTAGACGAATATGGTGTTGAAGTAATACTTGACTGGTCTCAGACATTCGTACCGAGCGTATTAGATATAGTAGACAATCAAAATTTAGTAATAAAATATAATAGTGATCCAAAACAAGCACATGACATCTGTGGGTTTAAAACATGCCATCAGATCAACAAGGGCAAGTTATATAAATGTCCGTTAGTCAGTGTTTTACCAAATTTTTTAAATCAGTTTGATGTTGAAATTACCAATAACGACAGAATCCTAGCATATGCTTATGTGCCATTAACTTCTGAAGGCGATGCTTCTAAGTTTATTAATAATATTAATGATCCTATACCACAATGTAAATTTTGTCCAAGCAATTATACTACTAGACATACGTTTATAGGAACAGAAAAAAAAATAAAAATTGTTCCTATAAAATGATGTCTTTAGAACACACATGGATTCTTTTAGAGTCTGTTAACTATGATGCTAATCAAAAAACACAGGATAGCTGGAATCTAGCTACTAATGTAAATTTACAACAAAATGCTATTCAAGAGCAATCTGCATGTTTTAGAAGTATTTTTAAAAATTTCCCTAAGGTGCAACGCCAAGAAATTTTATATTGGCTTTATCGAGATGATGAGTTTCAGGATTATTTTAAATGTTTGTTTGGCGAAGAAGAATTTTCTAAAGAGTTTTTGTAATTTCTTTATAGATGTCTTTAGAAAACTCGGAATGAGAAACTACTCCGGGATGGCAGTTGTCGGCAGCTTCATCAATTTTATTGAATATTCCTAGTATAGGTGTTGTGTTCCATCTCGGGACTGCATCAACTAACTCTTCTACTAAAAAATTATAGTTTTTTATGCCTATCTTAGTAAGGTGTAAATTTGTATGATTTAATCGAACATAAAAATCTAATATCATATCATGCCTGTTACTGTAATTCATGTAATATAGTTTTTCTTCTTGCTTCCATGGGTTGATTCTTCTTATAGATTCAGATTTAATAATACAGAATCGACTAAAATAGGTCCAAGTAATAACAGCGATATCGCCTGGTTGGAAATCAAAGTTCATAATGTCATACCAAATTTCTTTGTTACTATTTCCAGATTTTCCTAGATTTATGTAATCGCAGTTTAATTGGTTTGATAAAATTAAAGGGTATGCTAATTTACTGGGGCTAGCACCCTGAGTCACCATGTCACTCGCTAAACAGTCTGGCAGCCCGTGACCATATGTATAACTACATCCAAACGCTATTATTCTCATAAGATTGAAATTATTTCAAAGTTAGCATCGGTTATGTTGTCCAGTCACCGAATGTCAATGCGTCTTCAAGATCTTTATAGTCTTGGAGTTTAGCTTGTGTATGATTTTTCCATAAATCGTATCTTTCAGCCATGCCAACTGTTATTGATTTTTCTGCTACTTCTTTACTAAATTTTCCAATCCCTGCTAACACGTGATTCCACGCTCTATAACTTAAATTATTATATGGATTAGGAATATCCTCTTCTATTAACATTCTTGTTTTGGCAATTTCTAAAATTTCATCTACCCGAGGGGTTGAAATAGTATTAACATACTTCCAAAACTCAGTATCGTCTCTGCCACCTTTATAGTGTAATACAATAAAATCTTTTATATCATCGTATAATTTAGACATATCTGTGTTATAGAGATCTTTAGATGAGTGATTTTTTAAAGATTCTCCTAGAGCATCTATTTGAATTTTTGTAGCATGGATACTTGTAGCTTCTAAGGGTTCAACAAAAGCGACAGCTAGTCCCAATGCTACACAATTTTTATGCCACATATTTTCCAATCTGCCTGCTTCAAATTGTATGTGCTTACCCGGGTTAATTTCAAAGTTTGGATAACGATTTTTTAATTCATTAATAGCTTCGTCATACTGAATAAATTTATTACAGTAAACATAGCCTATTCCTACTTTATCAAATAACGGTATATTCCAAGTCCACCCACTTGTTCTTGCTTCCGCTCCGGTAAATATTCCTACGGGCCTCCGATAAGGAATTCTAAAAGGAATTGCGCTATTCATAATCAGTTGTTTACTATATGAAATCCATTTATTATCTAAATTATTCATTAGTAACTTTTTAAAACCAGTACAGTCGATATACAAATCACCACTGACTGAGTATCCGTCCTCTAATGTTAACCCAGTTATACCGTTTTCGTCTGTACTAACTTCCGTAACAATGTTATCTATTAGTTGAACATTTTCGCATTTACTTCTTAACCATTTGCCAACTAAGTGCCCGTCAAAGTGATAACTCCACTCAGTTTCTGTCCATACTCCCGTTTCATCTTTTCTTATAGGAACTTTATCAGTGCTTATGAATAATCCTAGTGGTGATACTTCGTGGATGTTTTTATTTTGCGAGACCAACAATGGTAAAAAGTCTTCTCTATCAGTGTTTGGAAGTATATCAAGGGGCAGATAATACGTATTAGGCCAACCCTTATGTTGAACAGCAATTTTCATGCTACCCTGGGTTTCTTCCATAAATTCTCTAGGACTAAACCCGATGTTACTATTACTATTAATTAAAGATCCTATCACATGTGTACCGCCCTCGCCAACACCTATAATACCTATTTTACTAGATTCTATTACAGTAATAGAATGTTTGTAAAATTTACTTAATATCAAAGCAGCCAACCATCCTGCAGTTCCCCCACCTACTATTATTATTTTCATTGAATTTTTCCTTATATATTAATCCGTACTGAAATTAAATTCAACTGCTATACAAAGTCTAGGTTCTGATGATTTATGTGCATCAACCGCATGTAATATAGTATTATCAAATATAATTATATTACCTTGTTCAATTTCAATTTTTACGGTGTTTATTTCTTCGCAATTACTAGCCCATTGACCGTATTTACTATTATGTATAAAAACCAAATTAGAACTTCTAGGGGGAACTTTAGGATAAAACAGTGTTATTAGCGATTTAAAGTCAGTATTCTCATATTTATCATAATGATTTTTGATTTCACACCCTTCAAAGGTTAAATTTATCCAGCTATTATTAAATTTTAAATTATCAACTAAGTTATCGGTAAATAGATAGGAATATTTTAATCCTATTTTTTGTAAAAAATTTATTAATGGTTGAATAGCATTAATTTTGATTTTATTCACCGAATGTGTAAGATCAGTAGTACAAATTTTACCTCCCTTGGTATAGGGGTGATTAACAAATCTATTACCTGATTCCATAAGATGATCAATGATATCATCATATAACCAAATTGGAAAAATTTGTTCTACATCATCAATTTTAAGAATTATAATTGGAGAGCCAAAAATTTTTTGAATCATAATAATATTTATGATATATAATATTATTATGCAAATATATAAAGATTATATTATTACTACTAGGTTAAACTTAGATTTATCTAAAATAAAAGATAGTTGTTATAAAATGCAAGATATAATTAACGAAAATTTTAAGGAAAAAATTCTTGAAGTTGAGTACACGCTAGACGAAGGGAAACTATCTCCATTAACTACACAAGGATTTATTCATTACAATTTATTGATGTACGGGTTTGATGGATTTCATTCTTTATATTTTGAAATTCAAAAATTATTTCGACAATTCAACCAAATTAATGAAAAATATTATATTCAATGTTGGCTTAATATGTACAAAAAAGGAAACTTTGTTGATTGGCATAATCATTACCCTCCCGAATGTAATTCTTGGAACGGGTTTTTTTGTGTAGATTGCGAACCTAGCAAAACAACTTATCAACTACCTGATAGGTTAGAAACTATTGATATTGTAAGTGAGAATAATTTATTAATATTAAATAAAAGTAACGGTGATCGACATCGTACTTGGCCGTGGGAACATGCTGACAGGGACAGGATCACAATAGCGTTTGATATTGTTCCAGCAATGTACACTGGAGATTTTTTAAATCATTGGATCCCGATATAATATATTATATAAAACATCTTTTAGGAAGAATGACAATTAATAATCATATATACTAAAATTGTTCCTCGTTAATTTTTATTTTTAATATTTTCTATAATAATATTTTAAATATTTATCCTTAGAAAATGATGTTAAATAATTACATGAATCCACATAAACACCTTTTAATAAGAGCGAAAATTGACAATAATATAACGGACACCGATGCAATATCCAATTGGATTTCAGACCTAGTAGAAAAAATTCAAATGAAAATTTTGCATGGACCAGTATCGGTATATTGTGATAAGATAGGTAACAAGGGTGTCACAGCATTTGCTATAATTGAAACTAGTCACATTGTCCTCCATATATGGAACGAAACCAATCCGTTAACGCTTCAACTAGATGTATATACTTGCTCAGAGTTAGAAATAAATTTAGTATTCAATGCTTTAAATTTTTTTAGACCTATATTAATGGATTATAAATTTTTAGATAGAGAAGAGGGATTTTTAGAAATTAATAATTCTCCTGTTAAAATAGTAGAAAAATGGATAGCTAGAATAAGTAAAAAGTACGAAGAAATTGGTGGAAATAAAATATGTCCGTTTGCTACTATGCCAATAGTAATAACTGTAGAAAAATTATGTTCAACACAATTTGTGAATCTTAATGATAAAGTAACCGTATATATGGAAAACGGAATTCACAGCAGTTACAATGAAATTGAAGAGCTTTGTAAGAGCCTAAAAAAAGCTAATCCAAATTTTGTATTCTTACCTGACCACCCACATAAACCAAACTATATTAATGGTCAAGAGACTGGAAACGGGATATTTCCGTGTATTATTGTTCAGACTACGCAAGAACTCAATTTGTCTAGAGTTGCTTTAGAAAAGACTGATTATTACAGTTATTGGGATAAATATTATTTAGATGAAATACGAAGTTTTAATTAAATCATAGGACAATAAAAATATGGATCGATTTGTAACTGTTCAAGATATTGAAGATTCAGAATATGTAAATTACTTAGTTAAATCTTACAGCGAACGTGAATCCAATTTTTTTATATCTAGTTTAAATTATTGTTTTCAGATAAATGATTTATTAGAAATAATGAATTTATGCTGTGGTACAGGCGAACTTGACATTATGTTAGCTAAAGAAACGACCGCAAATATAGATATTATTGACGGATCCGAATCAATTATTGAAATTGCAACACAAAATATTTTAAATTCCGAGTTTACAAATAGAATAGTAGCAAAAAAATTAAATATCCCTTTTTTAATAGAAAAAAAATACGACCTTATATATTCATTTCACGGTTTGAGTTGTCTACAAGAGCCTCTAGATTTTTGGTCTACGATAAAAAATCATAGTAAAAAGGGTACTAAAATATTTATCGTGGACGGCAATCGTCCATTTAGTGAAGAAATAACAACGAATTTGCTTGATTTTTTTGAAAAAAATGAAAGCAAAAATCATCAAACATTTGCTAAAAATTTGTTATTAAATTTATTTACTACTGAAGAAATAATAGACCAACTAGAAAATGCACAACTTAACTTAAATGTAGAGAAATTTCCAATAGAGCAATTAGGTGACCTTGCATATTATAATATAGTTTGGGGAACTATATAAAATTAAATAATGGTTCTATAGTTTCCTCGACGTTTTATATCTAAAGTAGAACAATGTATGCCACCTTCCCAATAGAGCATGTGACGTTGTTCACACACATGGCATTCAATATTAAATGTTTTTAAATATCGAAAAAGTTCAGGAAGCTCTCTCCCAAATACAATATTATGTCGATCAACAATTAATACATTAAGATCAAAACAAACATCTTGATTATAGCCTATCCAATTATCTAGATAACGCTCAATCCAAGATAAGTTATATCTTCCTCCCTCGCTAATGTAATCTTGTTTATATTGGGCAGTATTTGGTTGAGGAACATAAAGTTTAACATCTATTAGTTTAAGATGACGAAGAGCCTGAGGCACCCATTCTATTCCTGCGTGTATAACTGTTTCGTCATCGACCATAATAAATCCGTGATCAATATGACCATAGTTATCAGCATGACAGTTGATATTTTCTATAAACTCAAAATTTGGAAGATTTCTTTTGAGCCACTTGTAGCCCAATGCATTCCCTGGTCCTTTGGCATTTATAATAATCTTGTCTCCTGCAGAAAACATCGTCGCAGTATGAAACAATAATCGATCTTTTAATTTTGTATCATATATAGAACCATTTTCATTCCAAACATACCATAAATCTGACGGAGTAACTGGAACTAGATTAGGAGCGGGCTGGCTGATCCAATTATAACCTTGATCAAACATGTCTGAAAATATTTTGTAATAGCTAAGACCATCATGATATCGATCAGTTAAACTAGTATAAGTCTGAAGAATAGTTTTTCCCTGTACTTTATATTGGTCTCTCGGAACAGTAGGCCCCATGGGAAACTTTATATCAAACCCACTCATAGATATATGATCAGAATATTTCATGACCTTAGGTCTGCAAACTTTTACGCCGCCTTTAGTTAAAAAGTTAGCTAGATTGTCAAAATCTTGTTTAGTTTCTTCTAGTATTCGATTAAACGATGACAACGAATTATTGGGAAATAAATGATCTAAATCCCCGGGCAAATAAGAGTCTGCTACAATGACTTCTTCTAAGGGATCGTATTCTGTGTAAACCATTTTAAATTATCCTTTAGTACTTCAAAATATTCATCATCTGCATTTACAGGAATAATATAAAAAATCTTTTCTTTTCCATTATGTACTTTAAAATGCAAACCAAATTTATGTATAATTTTATATTCGCTATTTTCAAAAATTTCAGTGGCTCTTTTTACTAAGTAGTCATGGTTAGCCAACAAATTGTCCCTTTCTAAAATATCTAAGTATTTCATAGCACTAGCAATACCGGCTAAACTAAAACAATAAGTAAATCCATGTTCCCATTTAAAATCTTTTGGAAGAGAATCTTCAATTTTTTTATTATATAAAACCATACTTAGTGGAAAAAATCCCGCAGTTATAGCCTTGCCCATTGTAGATATATCGGGTTCGATATTAAATTTTTTCCAACCTATATAGTCTCCTGTTTTTCCCCCTCCCATGAATATATCGTCAATAATTATAAGTACATCATATTCTTTTCTAATGCGGTCTAATTTTTCCCAAAATTTTGGAGTTTCTGGTACCATTGAGTCCGGACCGTATGCACATGTTTCTATCATGATAGCTGCTACTGAATTCCAATCTACACAATTTTCTTCAAAATCTCTAGGTATACGAATCACTGATTGATATGGAGACATTGTATAAAATGGGTTATCCATAAAATTGTCGTGACCTATACTCATGGTTAACCATGTACTACCATGATAGCTTTTTTCAAAACCTACAATGTTTTTTTTATGATGATTACCTTTTTGAAATTGATAAGCACTTGCTAATTTAATGGCACCTTCATTAGCATCGGATCCACTAAGTGAAAAGAATTGATTCATTCCAGTTAATCTATATATTCTCTCTGAGAATTCAAAACTAATATGATTTAATCTGACATCATAAGTTTTAGGCATAAAGGGTTCCGCTATTTCTGGCTTATTATTTTTAACCACGTCTGTAACAAAATTTATAATTTCTTCATTTTCATAACCTAACACAAAACATCCGTAATGTATTATGGGGTCAATAATTTTTATTCCTTCTCGTATTTCCCCGTATTTCCACCTTTCTAACGGCAGTGATACTTCTTGTTGTTGCATATTTGGTATTAACCCGTGATATTTCATTTTATATTATTCCATAATGTAGTTTTTAAATATTTCACCTGCTCTTTTTACGGTTAACATTTCTCCGTTCTCTAATAAAGTAAAACATAATGTCCATCGATGTTCTGTGGGCGACGGATTCCATGTTGTGTGTAATTGACTAATGTTAAGTAAACTAGGACGATCTATAACGGCTTCATAAACAAGCTCTCCGTCTTCCAAATCAGCAAACAATACGTATTCAATATCAATATCAGGTATTATACCTGCTTCTATAAATTTTAAATTAGCATGTTCATTGTTGATATAATATTTTCTTAATTTGGATGCATCTTTAATTTTATACCATTGAGTGGTGCTATCAGAAGAACCCCAAGTAAAATTTAATTTACAGATATCATTCATACCTGGCATATAACTTGTATCAGAATGTAGAGGTACCCTACCACCATTCGGAGCAGTATAAAATGCTTCTAATACATTTGAAATTTTTAATCCAAGACTATTAATCCATTCCTCAAAGGGGGGAAAGATTTGATCCCTATCGATTAATTCAGAATAATGATTAGAAGAACCATTAAACCTTTTTGGTTTTGGAAAAATAAAAGGAAGATTTAAATATTTGTGATAAAAAATAGCAGACATTAAATATTAGTTCCTGTAATAATTTAAAGCTAAAAAAGGGGCCTATAGGCCCCTTTTAATTTTTATTAAATTAAAATGAACGAGTATATGCAAAGTTAAAGCTGTGGTTGAAACTATCACCACGAACTTGATCGTAGCGAACACCTACAGTGTCTTGTTTGGTCAATGCATAACTAGCACCAACGCGAGCAGTATGGGTAGTATCTAGATTACCGTTTTCACCAAAGCCGTTGCGAAAACGATACCCAACTTTGCCACTTAGTTTGTCGGTAAAGTTGTATACTACACCTGGTTCAACACTGTAGTAACCAAAATTGGCACCATTGGTAAACTTCTCGCCTACAGCGGCACGAGTATAAAGATTAACTGGCCCAACTGGTAGTGTGCCAGTAACACCAGCTTCAATACGGTTGCTCAGTGCTTTAGTAGTTTCTTGCTGATATGCAGTAAAGCCAGCATCAACTGCAAAAGTTTTGTTGATTGACTCTTTTACGCTGAGTGCGTAATTTGTGCTATCACGAGCACCATGGTTGCCTTGTTGATTTTGACCTTCAATAGTCACGCTTGCTGCGCTAGCCAAAGTTGTTGCTGTCAGTAGAGCAGCGATAGTAACGATTTTCTTCATAAATTTCTCCTTTGTAAAGAATGTGTGTATATTATATAGTCTTAAATTGAAAAATGCTAATATTTTGGTAAAATTATAATTTAATATATTAATATTATTCTTTTATAAATGCAGCCATAACCTTTCTAATTCCAGCCGTTCCGAACAGACCTTGCTCTTTGCTCTCATCTAACGTGTATCCTTTTCCTAAAAAATAACATTGATGAATAGACTCTGATGCAATTCTAAAATCTTTCCATATTTTTTTTAAACTTACTTGATATTCCTCGTAAGAAACTTGACGATTTTTTATTCTATTTAAAAAAAATAATTCTTCATCACTCACTACAGAATCAAAAGATAAAAGTGATTTAGCGATAAAAATAATTTGAAGTGATTTTTTATATTGAATAATGTCATATCCTAACATAGAATCTACCGTTGGATATCTATTTATTCCCAACTCATAATATCGTTTTTTAGTTTCATTATGTTTTTCTGAATTATCAAAGTTTTGGCTCCAATTTAATTCCTTTGTTGGAGAAGTAGCAAGCATATTCCACAGTGTGCTTTTTACAAAATCCCAAAATAAATTAGCTAATCCCGGGACTTTTAACCAATTTGTATATAGATCAAACGTTTCTTTATCATCAATTTTTTCAATTAAATTATATTTTATAGCATATAAATGACTTAAAATTTTTCCTAAATCTATTGCGGAAGGCTTTCTTCTATTTAATAAACTTAATATTATACTATTACCGGTAACAGTCATAAAATCATGAATTTTAAAATCTGAAGATTGATAATGATATATTGATGAAAAATCAATATCATGAGGAACATACGAGAATTTTTTTGAGTTTGTAAAAATTTTGCTTTTGCAAACCTGAAGCACATCAAAATCAGAATCTTCCGATCTAATATTAATCAACTCAGAACCTATAGGGTGTTGAAAACAAACATCATCACAATCAAAAATTAATTTATTTACTTTAACCATTCGTCCTTTTTTATAAAGAATATTTTAAGTATATATTTATCAAAATAATATGTCAATATAATTTTTGCCCAAATATTATGTATAAATATTACAAGAGGTTTACATTATGTCTGAAATTACTTTGCCCTCTATCAGGGAAACACTACGCATCCAACGTTGGGACGACCACAGATACTATCATCACAGTAGAATCAATCAATTTTTACACTTGATTTCGGCTACCAGCTTTTTGGTAGCTTATGTGTATTTGTTCATCAATCCTGTGATCAGTTCTTACATTGCTTGGTTCATTGCCATGACCACACGCCAAATTGGGCATTTCTTTTTTGAACCTGATGGATATGATGAGTACAACAAGGCCACATTTGAATACAAAGAAAAAATCAAAGTGGGTTTCAATTTGAAACGTAAACGAGTGTTGTTGGCCTGTTGGGCAGCA